ATTGGATGCGTAGCAATGACTACCCCAAAGACAAGATTAAAATTATGGACGCCGCAACTGATCGCCATATGCCCATGACATTGTGTAGTCTTATTCTGGCTAATCGTGCAGGTATGCCATTACGACCGCATGTATTGGAAAGAGTTAAAAAGTACATTGAACGTAGTATACTGTTAGTTGATCCAGAAGCTGCCAAAATAGTAGCACCTGAAGCGGTTACAGTGTTTACGCCCACAATCCAGGATGTATTAGCAGAAAAGACCAACGGATTAATTGGTGAGATTGAATATCATTTTGACCTCGTGGTGTCAGGTAAGCCTACGGACTTCAAACCTTACGATTTCCTAACTAAAAACAATGTACCACAGGCACAGTTATTAAAGTATGAACGAGTGTTTGGCGATATACGACAAGAGTTTACTGAAGCAGAACAGGGCGGTGATGAGCAGTTAAACGAAGCCTATGCTTTCCTAAGTAAATCTGACTTTAAGCGTATCAATGACTTCCTAAATAAACTTCAGGCGGCCATTGAACAATATCGTGGCGTTAAGAAAGCAACTAAAAAGGCTCGTGTTAAGAAGGCCCCTAATAAGCAGAAGTTGGTCAGCAAGATCAAATATTGTAAAGAGCATAAGGATCTAAAACTAGTTAGTATCAATCCAGTAGACATTTTAGGTGCCACAGAATTATGGGTCTACAATACTAAAACTCGTAAATTGGGCAAGTTCGTGGCTGAGGACTTTCAAACGCTAAGTGTGAAAGGTACTACAATCTTAAACTATCATGAGTCTAAGAGTGTGTCTAAAACATTACGCAAGCCGGAAGACAAATTACGTGAGTTTAACAAAGCCGGTAAGATACAATTACGCAAGTTTTTGGAAGACATTAAATCTACTGAAACTCGTTTAAAAGGGCGTATCAACGAAGATGTTGTACTATTAAAAATAGCCTAAATATGATGTCCTGTTCGATAAATAATCGTAACAGGACATCATTATGACAACCGAAACCGTAGTAATAACGCCCGATTTACAATCTGATCTAAGTATAAGAACCCAAAGTCTGGGTGGACCTGGATCTATCAGCACCCAGAGTGCAATTGATGCCGCAGGAAATATAAATTCACTCAATCAGTTACGCACTCAAATGGTTGATTACATTAGATTGCGTTTGGGTGATCAAATAGTAGATGTTGAGTTAGACAAAGAACATTATGATCTTGCAATTAAACAGGCATTAGTAAAATATCGTCAACGGTCACCAAATGCGGTTGAAGAGAGTTATGCATTTTTAGATTTGTTACCGGAAGTACAGGAATACATACTGCCCAACTATATTATGGAAGTTCGTCAGATATTTCGTAGGGGTATTGGATCAACTTCAGGAACAACTGCAAGTCAATTTGAACCATTTGCATCTGGCTATTTAAACACATATATGTTGGTAGCAGGGCGTGTGGGTGGATTAACTAACTATGAATTATTCGCACAATACCAAGAATTGGCTATGACTATGTTCGGTGGTTACATGAACTTTACTTGGAATCGTGTAACTAAAAAGATTACCCTAGTTCGCAAAATACCCGATTCTGGCAATAGTTATCTATCAGTGGCATCAATAACGTCAAATGGTACGGCCACTGGCAGTATTATTACTATTACTCTAAATCAACCTGCTAATACTATCCAAGTGAGCGATAGTCTATATATCAATAACTGTAATGTTACTGGCTATAGTGGGCAATATCGTATATTAACTATAGGCGGATTAGGCACTGTCTTCACTGTACAAGCTATGCAAGTGTTGGGTGCAACCTCAGTAACTGGAATTGATCTACAACGTACAAACACCTGGTGTCCTACAAGTCAAGGAAATGGCAACAATGTTTATGAAAGTATTCTATTGTGGATCTATAACTATAAGCCAGACAGTGTGTTATTAAGCGATCCATTAGTGTATCCTTGGTTACAGGACTACGCACTAGCATTCTGTAAAAGTATATTGGGACAAGCTCGCGGCAAGTTTGCTACTATAGCAGGGCCACAGAGTGGTACTCAGTTAAACGGCTCAGATTTGATGCAACAGAGTCAAGCAGAAATGGAAAAATTAGAGCAAGATTTGCTCATGTATGTTGATGGTTCAACACCATTAACCTGGGTCACCGGATAATCTGACAACACCGTTAGTCAGATGAAGTAAAAGCTCAGTTAGAATCTGATCAACGAGCAAAAAAGAGTAAAGAAAAACTTGCGGCACCTAAAATAATATGCTATCATTGTAGCAAGGAAATAGATGCTATAAACTATGAGGATGGCATGGCGACAAATATAAATCAAAATAAAAAAATTATTGGAATCTGCGGGCTGATTGGCTCTGGAAAGGATACTGCGGCGGATTACCTTGTACAAGAGTTTGGGTTCCGTAGAGACTCATTTGCCTCCGCCCTCAAAGATGCTGTTTCAGCGATATTTGGTTGGGATAGAGAATTACTAGAAGGTAGTACTAAACAATCTCGTGAATGGCGGGAACAAGTTGATCAGTGGTGGGCAACCCGTTTAAACATGCCTAACTTAACCCCACGATGGGTATTACAATATTGGGGTACTGAAGTCTGTAGACATGGATTCCATGAAGGTATTTGGATTGCCAGTACTGAGTATAGACTACATAGCAGTAAAGACAAGATTGTAATCAGTGACTGTCGCTTTCCCAATGAGATTCAGTCTATTAGACAGTCTGGTGGAAAGGTTGTCTGGATCCAACGTGGTAAATTACCCGAATGGTATGCGTGTGCATTGCAAGAAAACACTACACATGAAGATGAGCAGTATATCCTTTATGATCATGACAAAACTATGGCGCAAAAGTATCCCAATACTCATGCCAGCGAATGGGCCTGGATTGGTACTAAGTTTGATGCTATTATTGAAAATAATGGGACTGTTGAAGAACTATTCTATCAACTCAAAAATCTGGTTTAACCTCTGATTCTCGCCAGGGCAGTTTACTGGCAGCAAGTTCAACCCTACAGTTTAAACATACTGTTTTTAAGTTAATGCCATTATTGTTTCGCAAGTTGCCATCTGCATGATATACCAACATTTGCTTATCTGGAAACTTAGCTCTCCATCCACACTTGTCGCAACGCTCTTTTTTTCGATAACCTAGCTTGTACCAAGTGGGTGGTTGGACCACCAACTTCTTTCCTTTACGGGCACATTGATCACATCTACGTCTATAGTGATGCAGGCCATCTTTGATATAGTTGATAGCGACGAGTCTTTGATTACAGGCTGCACATAGAGGTCTATCCATACTGTATTTATGCCCAACCTTTGACAAAGGGCATACAAACATCGTATATTTTTGATCTTTCGATAAATATTTGTAACAGTTTGCTAGGAGAAAAGTAAATGGCATTAGTAAGCCCAGGCGTACAAATATCAGTAACGGACCAAAGTCAGTATTCCCCAAATAATTTAGGGACCACTGCCTATATCCTTCTTGCCACCGCCCAAGACAAAGTAGCTCCAGGAGGCACCACAACTGCCACTGGTACAATGGTTGAAAATGCTGACAATGTGTATAATATAACTAGCCAGCGCGATCTAGTAACAACGTTTGGAACTCCAACGTTTAAGACTTCCGCTAGCGGTTCTGCACTTAACGCAGATGAGCAAAATGAATACGGATTAATGGCAGCTTATAGTTTGCTAGGAGTCAGTAACAATGTTTATATTCAACGTGCAAATGTTGACTTATCTACATTGGGTGGCTCAGTAAATCGTCCATTAAGTGACCCATCAGATGGCACTTATTGGTTAGATGTTGCAAATACCAACTGGGGAATGTATACTTGGGATTCTTCCGCCAATACATTTTCGTTGGTCAGTCCAACAGTCATTACTAGCAATAGTTCAACATATCTAACAGGTACTGCACCTAACGTTGGTTTTGGTGCTATAGGAAGTTATGCAGTAAATGCTACTCAAGGCACAAATCCAATCTATCAAAAGATGTATGATAATACATGGCAGTTAGTTGGTAGCGAAGGATGGAAAATACGCACACCAGTTGTGACGGGTGGAACCGGTACCATTACTGCTAATGGCGCATTAATCCTTAATACCCACACCGTTACCGTTTATGCAGGTAATACAGTATCACAGATATCTAGTTTAATTAATGCCGGAAATTATGCAGGTATAAGTTCCTGGATTAATTCATCCGGTCAATTAACAATCGGTGCTAATACTCTTGGTGCTAGTGTAAATATTACTAATGGCACAAATACGCCACTAGCAGATTTAGGAATTACTCCAGGAAATTACGCTATTGCCGCTGTAAGTTTAGCACCATATTATACAGTGCCAAATTGGCAAGGAAATATTCGTGCTAATACAGTTCCACCAACTGGTAGCATCTGGCAGAAAGCCAGTGTAACTGGGTCTGGATTAACAACCGTAGTAAATCAATATAGTGCGGCTAGTGGAACTTGGATGTCTGAAGCAGTTCAGGATTTTGCTAATGTATTTCAGGCAACCTACACATTAGATCCTACCGGTGGTGGGTTGAATATTCCAGTAGGAACAACTTATGCTCGTTACGATGCGTATAGCAATGTAACACTTTGCCAATCACTATTCAATCGCCTTTCCTCTGGTCCAACAGTAGTTACTGGAACAACAACTTCACCTGCAGGTGTAGGTACCGGTGCTAGTTGTACTATTAGAGTTAGACCCAATCTTGCATCGGTGGCAAACGTACTGTACACAATCACAGTTACAACAACTGGCGGACCAGCCGGCCTAGTAAATGCTATATCAGCAGCCAATATTCCATATGTGACAGCGAATATTAGTTCTACTGGTGCGTTTACAATAACACACTCTACCGGTGGCGATATGGTGATGATAGACGGAGCACAAACGCCATTGGCTAATGTAGGAATAAATGCGTATAGTAATAACGTATACCCATCAATTGCCAACGCCGCAATATTAGTTGGTTCATCCTGGCACAATATATTTCCAACCAGTCAACCATCATTGGATTCAACACTACCGTCTTATATTTCTAGCACAAGTCAACCGTATGTTGATCCTGCTGACAGCACCTATTGGTATTATAACACACCAAGCCGTGTTGACATCATGGTAAGTAACGGTAGCGCATGGTGTGGATATAAGAATCTAGGAACAACAGATATTCGTGGATATGATCTATCATTAACAGATCCAAATGGTCCTATTATCAGTGCAACAACTCCTACACTACAAAGCGATGGATCAGTTTTAGTAGCTGGTGATTTGTGGATTGATACCGGTGATTTAGACAACTATCCAGTAATCTATAGATATCAGTATATAAACGGAATCGCACAATGGGTATTGATTACCAATACAGACAGCGTTGGGCAAAATGGCATTATATTTGCTGATGCACGTTGGGACACAAGTGGAACAACTGATCCTGCAACAGCTTCATTGATCCCAGTATCAACACTGCAACTAAGCAATTATGTAGATTTAGATGCACCTAACCCAGGATTCTATCCACGTGGTATGTTGCTCTGGAATACAAGAGCAAGTGGTTTTAATGTAAAACAATATAAAGCCAACTACTTTACTGCAACTGCTTTCCCAAATGCATCCCTCCCATCCAGAAAGGATACATGGTTATCAGTAACAGGATTTGATCAAAGCAATATTCCAAACTTTGGCCGTAAGGCACAGCGTGGTGTAGTTATTGCGGCTCTCAAATCTGCAATAGATAGTAGTACAACATTGCGTGAAGATAGTACACAGTTTAATCTAATTGCTTGTCCTGGTTATCCTGAGTTAATTTCTAACATGGTAAGTCTCAATAACGATCGCAATAATACAGCATTTGTTGTTGGCGATACTCCAATGAGATTACCCGCTACAGGTACAGATATTCAAAATTGGGCAACCAATGCAGGCAAATCATCATTTACTGGTGAAGATGGATTGAATACGATTAGTCCATATTCGGCAGTATATTATCCAAGTGGTCAGACAAGTGATCTAAGTGGAAATGCTATTGTTGTACCACCTAGCCATGCCACACTTCGTGCCATAGTTAAGAGTGATACAGTAAGTTATCCTTGGTTTGCACCAGCAGGTGCATCACGTGGTATTGTTGATAACGTTAGTGCAATAGGTTATGTGGATGCAAATAGTGGTAACTTTGTAGTTTCTAACATTACACAAGGTCTCAGAGATGTAATGTACACATACAAAATTAACCCACTTACTAACCTACCAGGATCGGGATTATTAGTTTATGGTCAGAAGACACTAGCCTCCACACCAAGTTCATTAGATCGTATCAACGTAGCAAGATTGGTAAACTATTTAAGAACTCAGTTAAATAAGATCAGCCAACCGTTCATATTTGAACCAAATGATCCTATTACACGTAATGCAATTAAATCAGTATGTACTAATTTGTTAAATAATTTAATTGCCCAACGTGGTATCACTGATTACTTGGTGGTATGCGATACAACTAATAATACACCAGACGTAATAGCCGCAAACGAGTTGTATATAGATATTGCCATAGAACCACAGAAAGCTGTTGAATTTATCTATATTCCAATTAGATTGGCAGCACCAGGATCTCTGGCATCTGGACAAGCAGTAACATCAACAGCCGGAACAGGAGCTTAATAACATGGCAGTCTCATCATTAACTAATTTTACAGTACCATTAGGGGCAGGTCAGAGCGCAAGCTCACAGGGCTTGCTGATGCCAAAACTTAAATTTCGCTATCGTGCGACATTTAATAGTTTTGGAGTAAGTAACCCTACAACAGAAATGACCAAGCAGATTATGACATTTGCCAGACCACAACTTACATTTGATCCTATAGAGATTCCAGTATACAACAGCAAGGTTTATCTTGCTGGTCGTCCAACTTGGAATGCTATTAGTGTAACAATGAGGGATGATGCAGGTGGTAATGTTACTAGATTGGTTGGAGAGCAGTTACAGAAACAATTTGACTTTATGGAACAAGCAAGTGCAAGTTCTGGTATTGACTATAAATTTATCACTATGTTGGAAATGCTTGACGGTGGTAATGGAACTAGTCAACCAAATGTTCTTGAAACTTGGGAGATCTATGGTTGTTTCCTAACAGATGTGAACTACAATGAGGTGGACTACGGTAGTAATGATCCAGTAA